TGGATACCCATATTATTGCAGAGTGGTTTGCCACTGCTCGGCAAATACTGAAAATGTGCTTATTTTCGGTTTTTTACCAACTGTTGGGGTTGGTTAAAGGTCTTTTATGCTTTGATTCTATTTTAATTGAAGCTAGATCATTTACAATGGGTCTCCTGACCTCTATATCAAGGAGAAACACTTGGCCAGCCAATGATTGGTTATTAGCAGGAGTATTAGACGGAATTTATTTGGGTTTAATAACTTTAATAATCATTATTTTGGCTTTAAATCTAGTCAATAGGGGTTGGGTCAATGGACCTACCGCTTATTCATGGTTTTATGTAATAAATGTTAATATAGGTTATTTTGCTGTTATTTTATTAATGTTAGATTTTAGGTTGAATTTATTTTTATTAATTTTATTGTATTATACAAATAAAACAATTTTGGCTGGATTATTTGTCGAATATTCATCTATTCATTATTTTGATCCAATTGTGGACTTGTTTAATCGACAAGGAGCAGGATTTGGTGCTGTACCTTTAATGCAACCAATTGAGAATCCAGATGACGATTCGGATGATGAAGTTGATCATGTATTCCAAGGACAAATTAAATCATTTGCTTATTTTACACCATTAGCGCAAACTATAAATTTACATCATGTGGATTGGAATGATTTATCTCTAGGAGAAAAAATAAGTTTGTTAGCTAACGTGTCTTCTTTGCCATTTAGGTCTATGGAATTATTACAAGAATTTTTGAATTCTGGATTAGTCTTGTGTTATTTTATAGAAGCTGTGGATTTTGATTATGAAGAGTTGATACATAATGATGGATTGAACATTAGGCAAGATGTCCGTCCAGATTTGAATTCGGCTGGACCACTTAAACATAGGGAACCAGGTATTATTAAATATCATGAATATACTTTGAAACTGAAGAGAACAGTAGTCTCATCTCTTTGGGACGTTATTGTTGGTCGAATTTCTCTCTATGATTATATTATAGAAGGTTCTATAGAACTTGAACTTTCACAACCTAGAGAATTGTTTGTTAGTAATGAATTAGTAGCTAATAACACAACATTAAGAACTATAAACACTTCAACTAGTGATGCTAACGCCAAAATAGCTATTCAATCATCTGTAAGAAATTCTACAACAGTTAATATCAATAGATATCATATATTGGATAATAGATTTATTTATGATGATTCAGCGACTCTTATGTTTCATTTGTATCGTTATCGATTTGAAACTATAAGTAGGCGTGATATGCATTTTTGATCCACCCCACAGAACTACTACTATATGGGTATAGGTCTCATGAGGTGGGGTTAGTGTTAGGTGACAATGAACTTCCTGATAATTCTTACAGACTTAAGTGGATTGGGAAAAATTTTGATAAAATAGATCGACCTCCGATGAGGCGAAGTTTAGGTTGCCATTTAGTTGGTTCAGCACTTCCTGTGCCAGATACCACACATATGCCGTCAGCTTTGCAAGGAGCTGTTAAGAGAGTTGCAGCTGCAATGCCTCCTATTAATCGGCAGAAATTGCGAAGATTGAAGAGATTTGTTGTTAGGTTTCTTAATAAAAATTTTCAAAATAAACAATTTCAACAGGATGAACATTTTGATTTTTCTGAATGGATCGAACAAACACCATATGAACGATATAGAAAAGATGAATTAATTTTGGTGAATGAACGAGTAAAATTAGGATGGAAGAAGAAATATAAATATGTTAAATCTTTTATAAAAGATGAGTGTTATCCTGAATATAAACATCCCAGAGGTATATATAGTCGTACCGATGAATATAAATGTTTAGTTGGACCATTTTTTGCAAAATTAGGTGATATTATATTTGATAGTAAGTTTTTTATCAAACATGTGCCTGTATGTGATAGACCACAATGGTTGTTAGATACTTTTGCTGATAAGCCCAATGTATTTTGTACAGATTTCTCTAAATTCGAAGCAACATTTGTTAGAACACTGATGAAAATAGAATTATCTGTTTATGCATGGTTTTTGAAGTATAATCCCAATAAAGAATATTTGTTAGGATTAATTCAAATGGGTATGATGTCCACAAACAGAATAGAATTTCGTGATTTCTGTTTCAATCTGATGTGTAAAAGAATGTCGGGTGAAATGAATACTAGTGTTGGAAATGGTATATTTAACTTAGTGTTAACATTTTTTCTTCTAGAGGAATCTGGAAATAGATACTATGATGGTCGTTTTGAAGGCGATGATGGTATATGTTGGTATAGCGATAATGCACCGACAGTTAATGACTATAGAGATATGGGATCAATTATAAAGATAGATGTTCCTCTTAGGTTAAGTGAAGCTTCGTTTTGCGGACAGATTTTTGATGTGGATGATTTGGATGTTGTTTGTGACCCTTTTGAGGTCCTCGCTTCCTTTGGATACACAACCAGAGATTATATGACTGCCAATCGAGATACTTTAGATAATCTAATAAGAGCAAAATCTTTATCATATTTGTACCAATATCCAGCATGCCCTATCA